GAGCCTACGAGAGGGGGGTAGTAAAGGCTCATGCCTTTGTTGGATCAACGCTTATGGGGTTTATTAAAGAAAAAATAAATACTCCTACCAAACTTAATGCAACGATGTTCTACCTTAGGACACAAGCGGGTTGGGCAGAAAAAACACAAATTAACATGACTGCAAAAGATGTAACACTTCAGCCTTTACAAATAAACTTTATAGTAAATGAAAAGCCTAAATATAGGACTTGAGTGGTGGCAACAGGGTTTATACCAACCATATCGTTACAAGATAATTTATGGCGGTCGTGGTAGCGGTAAATCTTATGCAGTAGCTGACGCATTAATTATTCAATCTCTAGAGAAAAAACATTTAATTCTTTGTGGTAGGGAGTTTCAGAACTCTATTAAAGAAAGTGTGCACTCATTACTAAAACAAAGAATAGAGGCTTTAAATCTTGGAGAGTATTTTGAAATTACAAGAGATGAGATTACCTGCTCTTATACTGGTAGCAGATTTATATTCAAAGGACTACGGCACAACATTGATAGTATTAAATCAATGGCAGGTATTACTATTCTTTGGATAGAAGAAGCTGATACTTTGAGTAGCGAAAGCTGGCGAGTAATAGAGCCGACAATTCGTGAGCCTGGTAGCGAGATATGGTGTACTTTTAACCCTAAGCATGAAAACGATATATTATACCGTACTTTTTTAAGTGGTGAGCCTCCTAAAAATTCGTATGTTGTAAAAGTTAACTATATGGATAATCCATATTTTCCAGATATTTTAAGAGACCAGATGGAGGCTTTAAAAATTAAAGACTACGGGATGTATAGACATGTTTGGGAAGGTGAATGTTTAAAGAACTCCGATGCTCAAATATTTAAACAGGATGTACATTGGATAATAGACAAGTTTGAAGAGCCTAGCGTTATACATAAATACTTTGGGCTTGATTTTGGCTTTTCACAAGACCCTACTGCTGGTGTTAGATGCTATATAAAAGATAATTGTTTATATATTACTCACGAAGCATACAGGCGGCAGTTAGAGATTGATGAGACTGGTAAATTTTTAGAGAAGCATTTACCAGATTTAAGGAGATATACCATATATGCCGATAATGCTCGGCCTGAGAGTATTTCATTCATAAAGAGACAAGGATATAGCATAAGAGCCGTTGAAAAGGGGAAAGGCAGCGTTGAAGACGGCATCGAATACCTTAAAACTTTTGATAAGATAATAATTCATGAAAGATGTGTCCATACTATAAGGGAGTTTTCGCTTTACTCTTATAAGGTAGATGAAAGAAGCGGGGATATTACTAACGATATAGTAGATGCTGAAAATCATCTAATCGACAGTCTTAGGTATGCATGTGAGCGTTTAATGAAAAGAAAAGTTATCGATTATAATAAATGGGTAGCTTTTGATAAGTATAAAACCAAAACTAATTAAATTAAGTTAAGATTAAAAGCGTATATGCGGTTATTTTTATCTTCTCTAATTTCAAAACTGATTTTAGTATCTTTTAAAATAGTCTCTAAATTGATTTTTCTTAATTCGTTAGCATGAAAAAATATATCTTTTGTTTTATCATCAGGTTTTATAAAGCCAAAACCTTTATTTTTATCAAACCAAGAAATAACGCCAGTTTTCATATGTAATTTAAATAAATTTAATGGATACCACAAATGATATAATAAATCTACGGGAAACACAACCGATAAAAATCCGCATTCAGTGGAATAGAAGGGGGCTTTCTGGTATTATAAAACCTAAAATAATAATAAAAAAATGAAAAGATTTTTTAATTTTTTAAGCGGTCAAAGGACAGACGATAAGAAAACGGATAATTGGTCTAATTATCGAACTAATTTTGGTGATAATAGCAGGACTAATTCTACAACAGTAAGTCCTACCCCTCATCTTCCAGATCCTATTTTAACCGAACTTTACAACTCAAATGGCATAGCTAAAAGAATTGTAAATATTGTTGTTGAGGATGCCTTAAGGGATTTTATTAGGTGCGATGATGCTATTTTAAAAGAGTCTAAAAGGTTGAAGTTTAAACAGAAATTAAATGATGCTTGCTGCTTTGGTAGATTATATGGCGGTTCGCTTATTGTTGCCTTTATGGATGATGGACTTGAGATAAATAAACCAGTTAATCTCAAGTCTATTAATAAGATTATATCTTTTAGGATATTTGATAGACGTCAAATACAGTGGACTACGGAAGATTTATGTCAGGATTATTTAAAGGAATATTACGGCGAACCCGAGTACTACACCATAACATCATTAAATAGTTTTATAGAAAAGCCTTTTTTTAAGGTTCATCGCTCCCGTTGTTTTTTAATTAATGGGGACTTAACCGATCCTTTTGAGAAAACTAAGAATGGCGGATGGGATAATTCAAGCCTGCAAGTCTGTTATAACGCTTTAAGAAATTACGGCATAATTGCCATTGCTTCTACTGAAATAGTACAGGATTTTGTACAGGTTATAATGAAGATGAACGGTTTAGCTGAGAAATTATCTACGCAAGGGGGTGATGCTGAAATTCTCAAAAGAATGGAGCATATAGATTTATCACGTTCTATTGCCAATGCAATTCTCCTAGACGGAGACGGTTCGGAGGATTATGAGAAAAAATCAAGTTCGGTTGCAGGACTTAGCGATTTATGGGATAGGTTTTCAGAAACTATTTGCGGAGTTACTGGCATCCCAGCTACTAAATTATTTGGCAGATCGCCTGCGGGTTTAAATTCAACTGGAACAAGTGATTTAAATAACTGGTATGATATAGTGCGTGGTTATAGGACTGACCAGATAGAGCCAGTTATTACCTGGGCTTTGGAATTAATAAAAAATCAAAGTGAATGGAAGGCCAAACCTTTGAACTGGGAGTGGGAGTTTCCGCCTCTAACTTCGCCATCAGATGTTGAATTGTCTAAAATCAAGAAAGAACAAGCAGAAATTGATTGCATGTATATTGATCGGGGAGCGATTGACCCTATCGAATGCTGGCAAGAGAGATTTGGTCAGGGTAGTTTTCAGATTAACATTAAGCTTTCTAAACCTGAAAATGATACTTTATTGATAGATGAGGATAATAAGGATTTATTAAGTACCGATGGAGAAGAAAGTTCAAAAAAAGAAAAAGAAAAAAAAGCTAAGACTGAGAAAGTGCTTGATGAGCTTTACGAGAAGGTAAAAGGCAAGTGAATGATTTAATTATTGCTACACTTTGGGAGTTAGCAGAAAAGGTACAGGCTCAAAATTATGTAAAGTCAGTTTTAAAAATTGATGAACAGATTGTCGTTGAATATCATAACGGATTTAAACACAAAATTTCTTTACCAGTTTTACAGACCAAGTTTGAGACGCTAGATACTGCTGATATTATCGATGAATTAAAAATCATTATTAATAATATTATTGATTTACGGTTCAAAGAGGTTAGTTCTAATATAAGAGATATTATCACTCAGCTTCCTTCTGCTCAAGACGGCAAAGATGCTGATGAGGAAGCTATTATAACAAAATTAAAATCACTCTTAGAAGGAAGCTTAAAAGAGGAAATTTCTCTAATATTTAAATCTTTACCTCTCCCGCAAGACGGCAAAGACGGGGAGGTTGATTACTCTAAAATAGAGATAATAATTAGGGATTTATTCCAAGAATATAAAGAAAAATTGGATTTAATAGTTGAATCTGCAATTAGTAATATAGTTATTCCACAAGGGAAAGATGGTCAGGACGGCAGAGATGCTGACGAAGAGAAAATTATAGAAGTTTTAAAGCAGACCTTAGATGTTTTAGTAAAGGCAGAAGTTTTAGTTATAGAGGATATGTTACGTACTATCCTTGATAACTTGGTGCTGGATCAGATAGAACTACTAAAAAAAGATGTTGCTACTTTTATAGATAAAAAGTTTGGTCAAATAGTAATTCCAGAAGGAAGGGATGGAAAAGATGGTAGAGATGCTGACGAAGAAGCTATAAAGAATCAGGTTTTAGCTGATGTAGAGCTAATCCTGCAACAAAAAACGCTTTCTTCTTATGAACGTTTAAGAGAGCTGGTTATCTCGCTAGTACAGAGTATAAAACTTCCTAAAGGCGACAAAGGTGATAAAGGAGAGCAAGGGTCGGCTGGTCAGGATGGAAAAAGTATAAAAGGCGATCGTGGCAATGGAATCAGGGATGCTAAAATAGACGGAAGCGGATATTTAATTATCAAAACTGATGATAGAGACATTGAAGCTGGCAAAGTAGCAATTAATAACTTTTATGGAGGTGGAGGCGGGGGTGGTAGCGAGAGTGTATCCTATACTAACTCAAAACCGATGCCTTTTAAACTTGGTGGATTACCCAAAGGTACAAGATTTAAGAATACCAATTTTAAGACATTGATGACGAAGTTATTATACGGAGTTGAATTGCCTTACTTTTCTACTTTTTCTATACAAAAACAGGGTGGAGCGGAGTTTATTAAAACCATAGAAATTGGTTATAGTTTAATATCTGAAACATTATCTGTTGCTTATTCAATAGAAAATGACCTATTGCTAGAGCCAGATTCAATAACTTTACTACAAGGTAATGAAGTTGTTGTAGAAAAAGTATCTGGATCGCCTTTTGAATTTCAGAGTTTAGGTGTGACTTATAATGTTCCCCAAAATGTTGATTTTACTCTTTTAGCATATGATACTACTGGTACTAGTTTTCAGAGCGTTATTACTCTTGGTTTTAAGTATAAAATATATTACGGCGAATATACCGACGATATAATGGACTGGGTTTCAGATAATAATACGAATCCGCTTAGTATACTAAGAGCTAAAGAGCTTGCCCTTGACATTTATGGTGAGTATTACTTTCAAGGGGTAGGTTATAAATGGTTCTGTTATCCAGAAAGCCTAGGTGAGAACTATGTGTTTTATGAAATTTCAAGCGATATAGCTCTGGTTTTTGATGAGGCACGGAAGATAACGGTTACGAATGAGTATGGTTTAAGTATTAAGTATAATTGTTATCGTACTTTGTATGAAATACACGAAGAATTTGTGATGGGAGTAAAATAGTGGGAAATAAGAACGCATCATTGAATTTTACAGGCGGTGGAAATAGAGGGTATTTATCTATTTGCTTATTAGAAAATATCATTAGTTTGTCAGGACTTACTTTTGCTGAGTTTATGTCTTTATTTGGGGTGATAACTGGTACGTCTATAGGTGGTATTATAGCACTAGCATTAGCATCAGGTAAAACTTTGAGCGATATTAAACCTTTCTTTCAAAAAGGTAAAAGAATATTTACGACGACCACTGCCGATAATGATAGACCATCTTTAATTACTAAACTCGGTAGTATGGTAATTAATAATGCTTGGTATCAGTCACCTAGTAATTACTCTTTACTGGCTGATAATCAAAAATACGGTCATTTAGTACTTTATGATTTATTAGATCAATTCTTTGGTGATAACACGATGTCATCGTTGCAGAAAAAAGTGGTAATAACAGCTTATAGAGCTAGTAATAAGCAATTTGTCATGTTTAGTAATTATGATGATAGAAAATATTTTACATATAATAATGAAAAAATAAAAGACGTGGCTAAAGCTACGAGTGCTGCGCCGTTCTATTTGCCAGAGGTAAGTATAGGTAACTATAGATATTGGGATGGAGGGATAGGTGTAAACGATCCTGTAGAAATGGGGGTAATTTTATCTAGTATTTTAAATACAAATGCACATGATATATTTTCTTTAAATATTAGTACGGGAATGGGATTTTTGGGTTTTACTACAAATGATACCGAAGGAAGTTCAACTTATTCGTTATTTAAGTTAGCTGAATTAATACCGATTATTATGGGTGGTTCTGAGTTATATGCCGATTATAAGTTAAGTCTTTTAAATGATAGATTAGCTTCCAGTTTTTATACTCAAAATAATTATTTTAAAAAATATAGAGCACAACCGTTTTATGTAGGAGAATTAGACGATTGCTCAGATCAATCTATGATTAATATGAAAAAAGCAGCTGATGATTATTGCACCAGTGAATCAGTAAATATAAAAACATTTCTTAATAATTTAAGAGCATGAAAGGGATTAAAGTAAGCGATTTTATAAGACCTGTGAGTTTAAATGATGAGTATCCTACTCATGTAGATACTTTTGGTCAAGGCGGTTTACATTCTGTTAACACTTTAGAAGAAAGGAATAATATTTCCAAGCAAAGACGAAAAGAAGGTATGCTTGTTTTTGTTCGTGAGAATGGAAGATTTTTTTATCTTTTAAACGGTATAGCAAATAGCAATTGGACAGAACTTACCGAAGTTATATATACAGGTTTTCGATTGTTAGAAAATTATATATTAATAGGTAACGAAATTGGTTTAGCTTATCAATCTCCGCTTTTACTGTACTTAAAAAATGATTTTTTAAAATTAAAAAAGGATGTAGATGATTTAAACTATCTTGATTATGGTGCGATAAACCTAGGCAATAAATATAATTTACCTAAACCGATAAAATTAGGTGCAGCTACATTTCCTTTACCTGATACGGCGATAACATCATTAATTAAAGATATTCCGATACCTAATCCTACTTTTAACCCAGTTTCTCTTGGTGACTGGATAATGTCAGGACCATGGTTACCACAGATTTTTGCTGGTAGTATTGATGCTGATTTATCTAATCCCCTAACTACTGTATCAAGTAGTTTAGCCATGACGCAAATCAGGACAGCTAAAAATTTTAAACTATTTGATAACGCAAATTTTATCGTAGCTAATAAGAATGTTTCTTTTTTATGGGATAATCCTGCTTATTTATTAGCTAATATCAGTCCTAATTTAGCAAAAATATTATCTCTATATGATTTGGGAACATCTTATACTTTTACCAAAGCTCAATCTTTAGGTGATTTAGAAAGTGGATTATTAAAGAATACAGTAGATAATGGAACTGGTAAATTATCAAAGGCAATTCCAGGTAGAGATTATGTTGATTTTACTGAAACTCCTATAGGAACTTTGGTTGTCAGACCTGATCCAAGTAGTAAATACATTGCCAGTGTATCGTTGGATATTAAGGAATTACTAGAAGCTATAACAATATTAACTGCTTTAAAAATTGCATATGATTTGTTCGTTACAACTACTAAAGCTACGGATTTAAAACAAGATGCTGAAATAACAGCATTACAGGTAAAAGATGGATTACAGGATACTGCAATTGTAGGAGTAGAGACTAGTTTACAAGCGGAAATAGCGGCAATTTGGACTGAATTGAATGCGGTCGGAATAATAGCTGGTGGCAGTGCAGTAATAGGAGGCCTTGATGCTTTTTTTAATTTATTCAAGAGCGTTCCTAAAGGCGATAAAGGGGACAAAGGAGAAAAAGGAGATAAGGGGGATAAAGGAGATCCGTTATTAGTACAGGCTTACAAGGCTGGTACAGCACCTGTAGATAGTTTTAGTTATGGAACTTTGTGGATAGAAAAATCTTAAAAAAATCTTTAAATGTATGATAGAAAAAGTACGATAACTCTTTTAGATAAGGTATAAAAAAGTTAAAATATAACTTGGTTAATCTTAATTTTAAACAGGTAAAAATATGGCTATTTATAATCTTACTTTTGATGCTGGAACTTCTGTTGCAAGTGGTGCTGTAGAAGGTCTTGGCTTTTTGGTATTTAATAGTGCAAATAATCATGCATCTCTATACTCTTCTGCAACTGATATTGCTAATGGAATTTCTCCTTTAGATTCTAGTACACAAATAGTTTGGAATGAAACAGATAAAACTTTTACTATTAGTAGTGGTGGTGTATTAAATAAAGTTGTTATTAGCAAATTAAATGATGTTTGGACTATTACTTATCCTATTCCATTGCCTCCACAAAATATTGATCCATTATTAACTGCTGATTTTAGAATTACTAATCCTGATGGTTCAAAAGAGTTTCTTAGTAAATTAACAAAAGTAACTGGTACAGAGCATCAAGTTGAAGTTACCGTTACAAATGGAGCAGTAAATATCGGTATTGCTCCTGATTTATTTGCTGGCATTACTCCTGATATTCAAAATATTAATAATAACAGTATCAATACTGGAAGTTTAACATCTCGTGGTAATGCTATTATTGCTGGCGATCTTAATGCTAATATTGTCAAAGCAACACAGAGCATACAGATTGGCGAGTATGTTTTAACTGCTGGTAAATTAAGCGATTTATTAAACTAACACAGGCTTTTATATTTCAAGTGGTCACGGATTGTAACCACTTGAAATACAGTTCTTTTAAAGAAATCAATGTCACAATTTTTAAAAGCAAAAGTTATTGATCCAGTTACTGGTCTGCCAAGTATTATCACTTTTGCAGATCAAACTTATATAGATCAGCAATTACAACTTGCCCTTGCTGGTAAAGTAACATCTATTACTGGCACAGCTAATCAAGTTATAGTAACAGGTACTACAACCCCTGTATTATCCCTATCAAATACGTTAATTCTACCTGGGACGTTAACGGTTACAGGTGATTTAACAGTAAATTCTACTGGTTATCTAAAAATGGCAGTTGGAACAACTGAACAAAGACCACCTTTGCCAGCTGTAGGAATGACGAGATTTAATACTACTTTAGGACTGTTTGAGATTTATAACGGTACTAGTTGGATTGGGTTAGGCGAAGGAACTATAGCTCCAACAACTAATCTAACTTTAACTGGAGATATTAGTGGTTATGGAAGCTTAAGTAATGCTATAGCTACAACTCTTGCAACAATAATTGCAAGAATAAATAATCAAGTATTTGATTTTTCTCAAAATGGGGATTTTTCAATTGCCTTTCCAGAGCAAGGACAAATTAATTTAGTTACTAAAAATATAAGTACTAATGGTTTTTTAAAATTAAATATTGCTCGCAAATATTCCGAAGCAGAAGGGTATAGAGGTTTTCAAGTTAGATATGATTATAATACGCTTGGCGATGTATTCTCTATTCAATATGATAGGTTATCAACTCTTTATAATATTTTCAGTATCAATGTTTCTAATGGTATACCTAAAATATTGTTAGGCACAACTCTTGATATGGGTAATAATCCGATTAATAATTTACCACTACCAACTTTATCTACTCAACCAGCAACGAAAGGATACGCTGAATCTTTGATTACAGCTCAATTATCTGCATTATCCAATCTATCAACAATTGGCATAATGGTTAGAACTGCTGTAGATACTTTTACCACTCGTTTAATAGAAGTCGGAACTGGTTTAAGTATTATAAATGGAAATGGTAGTTCAGGTAATCCAACAATTTCAGTTTCTAATATTCCTATAAATACTTTATCAGGTTATCCGTCAAGTTCTTCCGTTTATTTAAGAGGGGATGGAACATGGGCTACTCCAGCAAGTACAGGAGGAGTTACATCAGTTGATATAATTGGCGGTACTGGTTTAACAGTTTCAAATTCTCCAATTACTTCTTCGGGTAGTATTTTAGTTAATTTGTCCGTGCAATTACAGAACTTGTCAAGTTTAGCTACTACTGGGATAATGGCAAGGACTGGCGCTGATACTTTTGCAGCTCGTTCTTTAAGTGTTGGTGGTGGTTTAACTATATCTAATGCTAACGGTGTATCTGGAAATCCCACTGTTTCATTAAGTACTCAACTTCAAAATTTAAATAATTTAAGTACTTTAGGATTTATTAGTTTATCTACTAGTGGTACTGGAACAAGTAGTTTTATAAATAGAACAATAACAGCTAGTACTGGAATAAGTATAACTAATGGCAATGGAGTTTCAGGGAATCCTACTATTAGTCTAAATACAACAGGAGTAACAGCTGGAAGTTATACTAACCTAAATGCTACTGTTGATGCTTATGGACGTATAACAGTAGCTAGCAACGGAAGCGGTGGAGGGGTAAGTGTAGATTATCTTAATAGTAGATTGTTATATTTATATTATTTAATAAAAGGTCTCCCAGTTCCTACAAAATATAGTGCGACTTTTGTGGCTACTGGAGTACCGAAAGTTTTAAATTTATGGGAGATTATACCTTTTAATAAATTACAAAGCTCCAGTAATCCCCTTGATTTTCAAGAAAATATGTCTGCTGCTGGTGATGGTAGTATTAACATTCCACTTTCTCTGCAAAATAAAAACTTTACGATTACAACTAATGTTGTAGGCAATTTATTAACAGCATCTACTCCTTCTACAGGTGATGTTTTTGAATGGTTTGTAAAAGCAAATGGTTCGGATACTGGAGTAGATCAGGAAGCTCGTCTATATCTAGGAAATAATAATATAACTTTCTCGGTAAATATAACGGCTAGCACGGCTTGGCCTTTTTCCATCCAGTATCCATTTACTAAATTATTTGTGCAGCTATCTAGGTTTAATACTGGAACTGGAGGGACTTTTAGGGTTGATTCCGCTACTTGTACAATTACAGAACAATAAAATATGCTGATTAATATTAACAATTAATGAATAAAAAGAGGTTCAAATGAAAATAGAAGATTTAATTAATGACCAAGTTGAGTTTAGAAATAGGATTGATTTACTAACTTTAGATTTTCAATTGATAATTATGGATTATATAAAACGCCTAACAAAACAACCTTCCATAATTGATAATGAAAGAAAAATCAGTGTAAAAAATAATATTGAATATTGTGCTAATGCTTTGCGGATAATTCAGGAAGAACTAGATATCGATATTGTTTTGGAACAATCAACAAGCGAAGCAAATGCTATAAAAAACTAAATAACAATGGTAAAACAAGGATTAAAAATTGCTTATCCGATTTTTTGGGAAAAATTTTATGAAAAAAAACTACTAACTTTTACCAGAGGAGTTAATAGTTTGGTAAAAAATGACTTATATTCTTTCCTGCAGAGTAATAATGAATATAAATTCTTAAGAAAAAACGATGATTTTAACGATGATTTCAAAAGGTTTTTAGAGTTTTTAAGCTGGAAAATAGAGTTTGAAACAAAAAAGCTTTTATCTAAGTTATTAAATATTGCTATTAGCGTTAATCAATTTCACGAAAAGGCTTTTTTTAATTCATCAAGTAATATAAAATCTTCATTAAGAGTAAGTGAGTTTACCTTAAAGAATATTCACATTGATAATGAATTAAAAATGTGGATAGCAGAGAATACTAGATTGATTAAAACCATACCTAGTAATCTTTTAGGAAAAGTAGAAGAGGCGGTTTTTAATTCCGTTAGAATTGGGTATAGCTATAGAACTTTAGCTGAAGAATTAGAGAAGGCTTTTAAAGTATCTAAAAATAGGGCAAGGATTATAGCACGAGATCAGATATCTAAATTTAATGGGAGTTTAACTCGTCAGCGTAACCTAAGTTTAGGTATTACCGAGTATAGATGGTTAACTTCTCGTGATGAAAGGGTCAGGCATTCTCACGAGGTGCTAGAAGATAAAATATGTAGCTGGAAGGATGCTACTATTTATAAGGATAAAGAAGAACAGAAATGGAAAAAGCGTGATGGGGTAAAAGCTGTCCTGTTACATCCTGGGCAAGATATTTTATGTCGTTGTACTTCTGTTGCAATAATTAATATATGAGGATAAAGGCGTTAGTCGGAAGTTAAAGAGGTAAAAAGAAAAAATAGACCGAAAATCGGTCTTTAAGATGAAAAGGCAGTCTTGGAGGGCAGCGAATCATCTTAAAGACTTGGTATTTACAAAAAAAGTATGCGGCAATCTTAATATATGGCTATTTTTTTGCCCTTTTTTTGTAATAGCAAGTTTTACATGCCTAGATTAGTTTGTCAACGTTAATAATTTGCTATGAAAAATCAAAAAAGTTTTAGATTTGATACTGTCAAATTTCCTAAAGTAAAAAAGACGAAAGACGGCTATTTACAAGGTGAAGTCGTAGCATCTCGTGCTGGAGTTTTTGAGTATTTAAACCTAGACGGCAGTGTGCGAAGAGAACTTAGGCATCCAGACGACATTTTTAAAAAAGAGAGTTTAGATACTCTTAAGATGATACCAGTAACCGCTAATCACCCACCAGAGTTTGTTGATTCCAGTAATGCAGCAAAATATCAGGTCGGCTATACGGGTGAGAGATATGACATAATAGACGATAAAATTATTACTTCAATCACAGTTACTCATAAAGACGTTATCGAACAAATATTAAGCGGTAATTTAGCAGAACTTTCTTACGGCTATGAAGTAGAGCTAATAAAGGAAGAAGGTGTATATAAGGGTGAGAAGTATGATTATCGGCAGTTAAATCCTGTTTATAACCATTTAGCCGCAGTACCGCAAGGTAGAGCGGGTCATGATGCCAGATTCAGATTTGATAATGCCGCACAGTTAAAAGAAGTATTCGAAATTAACAATCAAAATGAGGTTAGTATGTCTAATGACAAGGCAGAAACAAAAAATGATAGCGGAGAGCTACAATTAAGGCTAGACGCAATAACAGCTGAAAAGAGTTTGTTAGAAAATAAATTAATAACGCTTGAGACAAAACTCGATCACGTAGAGAAAGCTTGGGCGACAACTAAAAAGGAGCTTGAAGCTGAAAAAGCCATCAGAACCGATGATCTCATAAGAAAAGCAGTAATAGAGAGAGTAGCTCTATTTGCTCAAGCAATGCCGTTCTTAAAAAATGATAGTTTTGGGTATCTAGCTCATACCGATAGAGAAATCATGGAAGCTGCCATGAATGCAAACAGAACCGATGCAATAGATTTTACCGGTAAATCGGATGAATATATCAAAGGTATGTTTGAGACTTTTGTAGGTACTAGTTTAAAAGTATCTAATGTTGATACAAAAGGAGTTTTTGGAGTTCTACAGCAAAATTGTGACGTATCTATTAATAACAGTATGAGAGACGGAATATTTAAACAATTAAAAGAAAAAAAGGTATCATAATATGCAAACAAGTTTTTCAAATGCTTTAACATCTAAACCTTATTTTTTAGGACAAATATTAGATACTTCACTAACGCAAGTAGATTCTTATGCTGCTGAAACAGCTATTAGTTTTGGTCAACCCGTTCAACTTGGAACAGACCCTACAAAACAGGTCAAAGCTTTAGTTGCTGGCGGTACTCTTTGGGGTATAGCAATAGAAAGTAATTTTGCTTCAGCTGGTGGGGTGTTATCTACCGATACTACAACTGGTCAGGTAGTAAATGTTACTTCAAACAATACTCATACTTATCCTATCGGGTCAATGGTGCCAGTTGTAAAAGTTGGAAGAGTAGTGATTCAAGTAGGTGCTACGGTAAGTCAAAGTACAGTTGGAAAAACTCAAGCCTGGTATCAGACGGCATCTGCAACCGCCTCTTTAATAGGTACTATTAGGGCAGCTGATTCTGATCCAACGTCTGGAAGTGAAGCTTTTATTTCAATAGGAACATTTTTTA